TGTTAAATTCAAGGTTAATTGCGTCTGCGAACAACAATGAGCTTGCTGATTGGTCAAATCTTGCAGCTTCTACTCCTCTAGGCATGAACAAAATATCATTACCTGTTGTTGCCCCAGAGTTGATTGTGACGTTGTTAGATGCGTTTAAGTTAAGGACGTTTTTTATCGTGCCAGAACTGTCTTTCCACCTGAAGTTAGTATTGTTTGGCATAGTGATGGTTGAGCCTACTTCAAAAGCGTCATCTGTCTTCAGGGTATCTGCTGCACTTCTGTAAAGGTTAGTGTCTCCTGAACTCCCAAACAATAAATAACCAGATGGGTTGAATGCCGCCATCGCGGCACCAGTATTGTCCTGTAGCTCAAAGAGATTAGCCGTATGGCTCGATCTTGCCTGTATCACCAAACCTTTGCGAGCGGTTGAGCTGGGTGTTGTTTGTTGTTCTGCCGTTGCATCCGCTACAAGAGGTGTATTTATCAAAAAGCGCGAATTAACAGTGCCAGTAGTACCAAGATAAAAGCCGCCAGTTGAGGCTGTTTCGACATAACCCTCAAAATAGTTTCTGCTACCTAACCCCTGCGAATACATATTGTAGTTTGTTGAACCGTATGACTGTGCAGCTAGATATAGCCCATAGCTTGTTGTTACAGTGCCTCCACCTGTATTAAGATTTGTGCCGAGATAAAAGCCGTAAGCTCCCGTTAGCGTACCTGATCCAGCGTGGTTAACGCTTCCTATACCGCCAAGTGCGTATGTGGGGTTAGTGCTACCCTGCATGGTAGTGGTAAACTCATAGGCTGCTGACACTGTTGGAGCTGAACTAAAATTAAAGACTGGCTTCATGACCATGCCGAAGTTGTACGTTTGTGGCGTGCTAGTCATTGTCTCCTGAATACTCTCAACAGCCTGTAGAGTGCCAACCCCTAACAAAGCCTGAAGGTATGAGTTTACGGGTCCAGTTGTATCTACATCAGCTTGGTTGCCTATTGCGATATGTTTTGTTGTACGAATGCCTGGGGAATCTATCCCCCAAGTAGGATCACCATTAAACGCTTCTATCATAAAGTCGGCAATCGCTTCACCTATTACTTTATGGCCGCTGTCATTAGGGTGCTTCTTAGAGTTCGCAGGATCGGATGCACTCATGTATGAATACACATCCGCTGTAGATGTCCCAACGTAGCCCATTAGTTCTTCAAGATTTACGAAAGCACAACCATTAGCTTTGGCAACGGCTTCCGCTGCTATTTGATAAGGTGTTGATGCATCATCATCAGCACCAGTGCCGAACGGAGCAATAATAAGTATCGAGGGGTCTGGTTCGCCAAGCCCACTAGTGACGGTCCTGATACGATCAACTATCGTGGTGAGATTTGTCTGGTAGGTAGAGGCCGCCATCGCGCTGCCCTGGTCATTGATGCCCAGAAATATCGCTACTAAATCAGCCCCTAAAGTTTCTAGCCCATCAGTCCACCACGCGGAAGAAGCAGACGCAGAGAATTGAGTGGTCGAATAACCAAAGTGACCAGCACTATACATGCGAATACCAGAACCGTTGGTGTAGCTAGAGCCACCATTCCCATCGAAAAACACCACGCCTTCTGCTCTAGTTGTAACCGCAGTGTGTGGCTGTAGGGTAACGTAGTGCGGCCCCCTAGTTAAAGCACCAGAATCCCAAATGCGAGTACCTGCTGCGGTACCAGTGTTAATTGTGATAGTGGTCTGGAAGACTCCATCTATATAAACATCCAGTGTGCCCACGAATGTGTTAAATGTAGGGTAAGTGACCCACAGCCTGTCACAGACTACCGTTGGCGAAGTTACTGTCGCTCCGTTAGGGATAGACACATTTGAAAGAGCAAGTCCTGAATCAGTGTTATAAACAGGGGTACCAGTCTTTGTCCATAATCTACCTGTGTAACCTGTTAAAGTGTTGCCAGACCAGTCTATAGGATAATACATGGGAGCAGTAATTTGCCCCGCCATTTGACAGAGGCGATCGTACATGACACTAGTCCAACGATTCTCTGCGGAAGTCGCATAGTAACCCGTTGTGACAGAGTCGCCAATAACCACTATGTTCATGGGAGCTGACGCACGGTTGTTCCAGGCCGCCCTAGCTGTAAGCCCAGCGGTACCGTTTAGGGTGGTGTCAATAGCTGCTGTGCCAGCGATGTCTAGGTTGCCTGTAAAGGGATTGAATTTATACCCCATCATTAACTCCAGGTGATATTGTCAATATCTTCTTTAGTGCCGTCTGTGTAGTTAACAACAATAGTCCTGACTGTAGTGCCGCCAGAACCCCCAGTCTTGAATTCGTAAGTTTCGGTATCAGTGTCGGTTTGCTGTACGTCTAAGTAGTCATAATCCACGCCAGGTGCTAACGGGGAACTTGTAACTAGACTACTAATAGAATTATTTATTTCATTAAGCTGAGAAACTGGAAATTGTGGTTTAAGCCTAGATGCTACATCTATACTTTTGAGCAACTTAATAACATCATCCCATTTATCAGGGATCTCTGGGAACTCCATCTGCGGGATGCTAGATATAGCCTGGGCAAACGCCTTTGGCACATCTTCTTTTAAAATAGTCTCAACGCCCTTGAGGTCCACGTTGATGGGAGGTTGTTCAACGTGGACATCGGGAGCGTCCACCCTTACATTTACCTCTTTGGCTTTAGTAAATTCTTTTTCTAATTTAGATATAGCTTCTACTATTGGTTTGGCGTAATCTGGAGCCTCTGGAGCTTCTTTCTGGTTTAACTTGATAAGTTGCTCACGAACGTCTACAAATATGGCTCCTAGGCTCTCTAACTTTGCTGTATTCTGTGTTCCATCATCAGTAACATCTATAAGCTCTTGCATCATAGATGCTATGTCTTGCAAGGCTCGAACTTGCTTCTCAGTTTGCTCATAAGCCTCCAGCTTGTCTCTTTGGTCTGGAGTTAGTTTAAGCGGATCTATTTTTGGCTTCATTTATGCCCACCTTAAATACTTCATTAAATCTTCTGCATCAAAAACATGTAATTTGTTATCTATTTCAAGACCAAACTTGCCTGGTGGAAGAGTAGCAGCTTTAACCTCATAAATAATCCCACTATCATCCGCAAAAGTAGTAATAGGTTGATTGCTAGTATGCCATTTAACTTTTACACCATTTTCAAGTTGAGCGACACCAGAGTCTCTAGTGCCCATAAGAATAAGTCCAGCATCTCGCTGTTGTCGTCTTTTATTTTCATCCATTTCAGCTATCTCAGCTGCGGATAATTTTGATGTTCTCATATTGAGTTGTCCTCAAATCTATAATAACACAAAAAACCGCTCGCAACATATAGTTTTTGAGCGGTTAATTGTAGACAGATTAGTCGTTTAATGAAGGGAGATCTGTACGTCCAGTTCGCTTTACTCTTGGATCGTTAGCATCTCTATCGAGGTGTTTCACAATATATGGTTTAGCCACGATTACTTCTTCTACTACTTCAGTCTTTTTAGCCTCAGCTTTTTTTCTTGGCATTGTTTTTCCTTTCTCCGCACAATCCACAAACTAATTCAGCACCATGGTTAGCCTCAAGCCAATCGTGGTCATGCTCAATATCGAGCCAGGGATTGCGTAACGGAATGCCACTTGCTTTTCGTTTAAACAAGCGTAGATTAGCCAACATTCTTTCCACCTGACGTCTGTGCTTTAGCAGTTGCATCAACTGCGTTCTGGTCAGCAACACCACTTGCTAGAGTAGTAGCTCCCCAAGCAGCGTTAGCACAAGTTTCAGTAGTGCCAAGGTCTTCACCTATAGCCATATCGATAGCCTGAACGGTTTGTTCTGTATCGGTATTAGTTGTAGCGGTAACTTCTGGATGAGCGGCAGTACCGACTGAGTAGTCAGTTCCTTCTGTACCAGTATCGTTAATCGCACTCTTTAGGTTATCTAATGAGTTAAGTGCAGCAGCACCAATTAAAACTTCATTAGGAACTGTGGCAACACCACCAGATAGGGTAGTACCACCCCATGAAGCGTTAGCACAACCTTCTGAAGTGGGAAGATTGTTAAATGATGTACCGTAATCACGAGCTTCAACTGTCTGTGCAGTGTTAGTGTTGGTAGTTGCAGTCACTTGTGGGTGAGCATATGTGCCAACACCATATTCGGTACCTTCAGTGCCACCAGAATCATTGATAGCAATTTTAAGATTATCTAGTGATGCAGCCAGTGAAGCACCAATAAGAACTTCAAATGGTTGACCGCCACCAGTAAGAGCTGTACGCATTGTGTAAGTAATGTTACCGATACGGATAGTTTCACCATCGCTAAATACATCAGTTCCAGTTAAAACACCTGTTGCCTTAGCTCCAGTTAAAGCTGTTTTCATAGTGTAAGTGATAGAGCCAATAGTAATGGTCTCTGTATCTGAGAATACACCAGAAGCAGTAAGCACGCCTGTAGCTAATGTGCCAGCCATTGTAGCTGCATTAGTTTCTAGGTAGATTACTTTTTGTTCTAATTTAGAGTCGTTAGGGTAGTTAGCTGGGTTTAAGCCCATAACATTTGCCCTGTTGACTAGTTCTGCTCTTGAAGGCATTATTTTCTTCTTTCTTTTATTTTATTCCCTGATAGGGCGATACTCGGACACCTTATGGAGCTTTTCTCTCAATGAATAATTTATATGGTGGGGGATTTAGCCCATCCCCCTAGGGTCTAAGATCTAGGCGATCTCATCAATCTCTTCCCAAGTCATTGACCAAATACCAGTAACGGCAGTGGTAATTGAGCTTAGTGAAAGAGCACAACCTGGAGCAATTGTCAATGAACCATCAAAGGTTACATTGATATTTGCAGGTGTGATTGAGCTTGCAGCTACAGGAGCTTGCAAAGCAGCTACTACTACAGGAGCAGCAGGTAGCGTTACAGCTGAAGCAGCTAGACCAGCACCAGTCCCAGATACACCAAGATTGGCTCGGCGAACTGTTAATGGAGTGGTTTGAGTAACAGCTGCAGCAACTGGATTTACGTTAGCAGCTAATACTATTGGAGCTGCACCAGCAGGAGCGGCAGAAACCGCACAATCAACTCGTAGCAGAACTAAAGTTTTGCCTGAGCCAGCTGGGTTAGTTAACGTAAAACCTGTTTGAGTGGTGCTAAGACCAGTTGATGTAGCAACACCAGCTTGAGTTGAAGCAACGTAAATTTCTCGTGCACCGTCTCCAACGTAAGTTTCTCTTTTAGACATTCTAATTTCCTTCCTTACTTAGACTACGGAGCTGTAGTTCGTGTTAGTTCAACCAATGAAGCTGCTCGCTCGACACCAACACCGTAAACAGTGTGTAGAGCAGTCTTCCAACCCAAAGCGTCAACAGAGTATTCCATTTCAAACTTTGGAGCCATCTGCTTAATAACAGACAGAGCTGATTTGTGGAAGAACAAGTTGCGACCAGTTGTTGAAGTAGGAACGTTACCAGAGTGGTAAATGTCCATACCATATACAGAACCGACTAGACCATCAGTTCCATCAACTGCTTTACCAGTTTTACCAGTTTGGTCGTAAGCAACATACTTGTTAATACCAAGCAAGTCACCCTTTGTGTAGTGGCCAATGACACCACGTCGTTCACTTTGTGGGGTATCAGCATCATCAAGAGCTGCTACAACAGACAAAATGTCAGCATCGTCAATAGCTGCACCACCTGATACAGAAGTACCAGCTGAGCTGTATAGAGCGTGTAGATCAGTATCAACCTGCAAAGCCAAAGCAGCAGCCATTCTCTCTTGGAAGGCACTCTTTAGGTCATAGTTAGCCTGTACTTTAGCGATGTCTTCAATCAATACACCAACGTAGTAGTGTTTGTCGATATTCAAAGCGACAGGTGAACCTTCAGGTGAGTCGTAAGTTATGTTAGTAGATGCAGATTTTGCACGAGCAGATACTTTAGCTGTAAATGGTACACGGATTACGTCACCACCACCTGCTGCAAGACCACTTCGGTCCTGAACAAGCTTAGCCATCTGTAGCTTCTCGTCAAAAGGCTGCTCAATTTCACGGCTCCACAGTTCCTTGATGTACTGTGAAGTCTGGGCGATCGAACGAGTTACGTTCGAGCTAGTAGTTGGATTAGCCAATTTATTATCCTTTACTTAATTTTATTTTTGTGGAGGTTTTTGACCAATTGCAGCATATAGCTCTTCATTAGTCATTTCCTCTGGGGCTTTGTTAAGATTTAGCCGTTTAGCCGAACTACCATCTGGTCGTAAACCAGTAGTAGCAGCTTGTTTAGCTACATTCCTAACTGTCTGAGCGTTTTTCTGCCCTGCAGTTTCTTGTACAAGTTCCATGAATCCTTCAACAAATTCTGCATAGCCTATGCTGGAATTAGCAACGGTACCAGTCTCAGGGTTATAGCCTGACATACCTAAGTACCAGTTGTTAACGGCATCCGCAACGGCGGGGTGAAACTCTTCAGACTGAGGGTTTAAGACAGGGTATTTACTTTCTATTACGGGAGCATCAATTTTAAGTGATGTTCGCCATTCGATAGTTTTTGCCTGCTCTAGCCCAAGATTGTACTGTGCCTGACCTTCAGCTTGTCGATCTGCTTCCAGTTGTTGGATAACCTCTGGATCTGCATCTAAAGCTTGCTGGTAGTCAAGTGCATCTTGTCTCTTGGAAGGTACTTGAGTCTCTTTAGGAGGCCCATATTTTTTTAGTAACTGTTGTATGCGTAAAGTCTCTCGCCTAGATGGTGGTCTTTCTTCTGGAGTATTTTCAGGGGCTTCATTTTCGCCTTCGTCCTGCGACACCTCTTCTTGAGTATCTACATCTTCAGCTACTGAATCAGTTTCGTCTACAACTTCAAGCTGATCTTCAACCTCTGAGTTTTCGACGGGGACATCCGATGCTCCATCTGTTACGTTGATATTATCGTCTGTGACAGTGTTGTCATCCATATTGCCCTCTTTCTTCAGACCTCGTTTAGCCTAAGCTTGGTTCGGTCGACACCTTTATTTTAACTGACCCCGTTTGTTTTAGGC